TTGACCGACGGCTGTTTGATCATCACCTTGACTGGCACATCCTCATTGCCAGTGATCTGCACACCGACAACGACACCTTCCTCGACCACATCCGTGTAGATCGGGGGAAAGTACTCGATCACACGGCGGACGAACTGTACTTTGCGCCCCAGCGTGGCGTTGCGGAGTGCTGTACGCGAGGGGGACGATTCTGGTTTAGCCATTGGGGTACTCCTCATAAGCTAAATGGGTGACGGGGACAGACCACACCACACTACGTGGTGTGCGTTCCCCATCCGAAATCGGCGGCAGAATTGCCGTCAAGCTGAAATGACAGTTCAGACGCCTCCAGTGCAGACACGTCGCCCGACATGGCGTCCGACTCTGCGATGAAGAATCCACGGGCAACATCGCTGGTGAGCCCACCTGGGCGCACCTCAACAACCACAGGGGTACCGGTGTTGATGATGTCGTGAAAACCGGTGTCAGCAATCGAGTGCCATCTGGTGACCGACACCGACGCATCCAGCAACCCCGCCGTGCGGCTGTGGAATCCGGTGGATGTGTGGTCGGTGTCGTCAAGCAGTTCCCTCGCCGTGTTCAGCGTGTACGCGTGCGACCCGGCAACCGCTGCCATCGGCAGGTACTTGCCAGACACGGTGATCGCCCCCGACACCGTGTACCCACTAACAAACGTCACCTGACCGAACAGGTAGTCGATGCTGAGGATGTTGGACGCTGAAACAGCCACAGTATTGTCCTTGACGGTGATTGTCTGCGTGCGATCCCACACCCGCTTGGCCGTGGCAACGATCTTGTACGTCTTGCCCGACACCAGCTTCATCGCATCGTCTGTCATCGCCGTCGATGTGCCGGTCATCATTACCGACGTGGCGTATCCTGCGTAGCTCATCTACACACCTCCGTCAACCCCAAACACAACCCACGGCAACACGACGTGTTACACGGTCGTCAGGGCAATGCCCTCCGACTGCAAACTGATGTCGATGCTTTCCAGACCGCCGACATCACCGGAGTGCGACAGCGTTTCCACCTTCACCCGTCCTGTGAACCCGGCAGTGCCGTTGGGCAGGTATCGGATGTCCAGACTGGCACCAGACAGCAGGGCCGACCTGATGGTAGTCATCGATCGGAGTGTCGTGCCGTAGAAGGCCGTCACGCTGAAGCTGTAGTCCTTCAGCCCACGAATTCGGCTGTGCCATCCGGTGCTGGTGAAATCGGTGTCATCCAGCATCTCACCGGCGAAACTCATCGACGCCGCACTTCCAGGGATCGGATCCCAGGAGGTGTTCGCCGTGGTCTTCACCTGGATGGCCTTTTGATATCCTGCTTGCGACATGGCGTCTGTCCTCCTAGCGCAGAATCGTCATCACTTCAAATACCCTTTGGCGGCTTGATGGTCCGTTCCTCACGGATCAGATACACCTCACCACCACGTAGCTCTATGATGAGCTTACCATAGAATAGTGAACTTCGCAGTGTACGCAACTCACCGATCATCCATCCATCCAACACCGTGGACCCGGTGACCGGGGGTGCAGTCGACCCACTATGGCCAGAAGTCACAGCGACGTCCTGTTTGTACCACTGGCTGGCTCTCGCACCATGCGCCAGTTTGTCACGAAAATCGGGCGGCCCCTGTCGTCTGTCGTCAAGAAGATGATGTCTGTGGTCATCCACATCCCGATATACTTGGTGGTGTTGATCGTGACCTGTGGGTGGCCAAGGAGGTCGTCCTTTATCGCTTGGGCCTTTGCCTGTGCGACTACGTAGCCGCCGGGGGTGCCACGGACACGGATTTGCAGCCCAAGCTCCTCCAGCAACCACTGTGGATTCGGCTCTGCCACCGATGTCGGGTACAAGGTGATTGCGGTGTCCGGGTTCCCCTCCGGCTCATTCGATATGTAGATGCCCCAACCCGTGGTAGCCGCAAACGTGCCAATGCCGTCTGTGACCAGTTGATCCTTGATGTCGATCGCGATGTCGGACATCACGCAGCACCTTTCAACAACGCGATGATGTTCTGCACCCCACTACGGGCCACCACAGCAGCACCGTTCTGAAGGAACTTCGGCTCCCCAGTCACCAACGGGTGCTTTTGCAGGTTTTCGTGGATCAGCACCGCGTAGGTGACCACGCCCTTTGGCGCGTTCTTTGTTGGCTCCACCGGATTCTCCACCCCACCATACGTGACGCTTGCTATGTACGTCCCGCCAGACTGCTTGGACACACGGACTGATCCGCTTTCCTGCAGCGCCCCAGTCTCAAACGGTGCCCGCAGATTCGACTCCCGCAATATCTCCATCGCCACGCGCTCTACCCCACGCTTGGTCAATCGACCAACGTCAGCTTTGAAAGCGTCGAAGTTTGAGAGCAACTGGCCCACAACCGCGTCATCGCCAGTGACGTCTGCACCAGCCAACACCTTCCTATGCTTGATGATTCTACGCGCCATCACAGCACCGCGATGCGTTCAAAATCTTCTGCGTGAATTGTCGGTGATTTACGGAATTGTTGGACGACCCATGCATCGTCAAGCGTAGTCGGATCTGCGGCTGTGCTGCTGCCCAAGGCCAGATACCCACCGATGGCCACATCGGTGGTGAGGTACACAAACGTCTTGGAAATGATTGTGTCGCCCGCAGGGGTCAGCACCTCTCGCTGTTTGTCCTCCCACCGCCCATTTTGGGTCGTTGGGGATCCCCACGCCACGCCGCCGAACCCATCCGGTGTCCCAGCAGCCCAATACGTGATCGTTTGGTTCAGGTTGGCCGTGACAAATGACATCCACGCATGCCCCTACAATCGCTCAACTACATTAAAGCCCCATTTGCAGCGATTGTAAAACCATATCACGTGGAGGTGGTCAGATTAGATGGACCGCCCGATCGATGAATTCGTTGAGCAGTGTCTTGGATTGTCTGCAGTGCAACGTGTTGTAGTAACGTCTGGCCCGCGCCAACCGTGCTGCAGACAGATAATCGTCTGGGCATGCAGTTTCCAGATCCTTGATCATCACGCCGCACACATCGTCGTTGAACGCTACCACTTTTGGCTGTCCCCCCAATCCGATCCATGGGGTGTCCATCGCATAGGCAAGGATGTTGGAATGGCCGCGCACGCCAAGCACAAGGTCAGCACCACGATACAGCCCGGCAAGGAGTGGCACTGCGCCTAGATGCTCGTTCCGTGTGCCCAAGACGGTGGAAGCATCTACCAGCCGCACCCCGAGGTGTTGCTGGAACAGTGGGAAGGCATCGTAGTCGTACTTGGACACATGTGGGACGTACATGATCTGTGGGGCAGTTTCGCACGTATCGGAAATCGCATCGATCCCAGCACAGATGGACCGTACCAGTGCCATCAATGGGCCGCGCCCGTACCTCTCGTAGTACCGATCCCCAGCCCATTGCAGGATCATGTAGGGGGCACCGGATCCAATCGTGCTGGACATGTCAGGGATTGCGTATGGGACGTGCACAGCACTGTCCGCTGTCACCTCAACATTACGGATGCCTGTGGCAGCAAGCACGTTCTTTGTGGCACTGTCACGTACAGAAAACGCATCCGCCTTTCGGTACACATGGCCCACATGATCAAGCGTCTGCGCCGACAAGGCGGTGCTGCCATAAGGGAATGTGTTGAGACCGATCGACATGACCACCAACGGAATGTCCAACTGGTCGATCAACACAGACGACATGTTGAACTGCCACCCTGTGCCGGAGGATCGTGGCATCAACTGCCCACCGCCACCAAGGATGACCAGATCCCCCATCTTGTTCATCATGTTCACGCATGACTGATTCAACACCGGTACGTCTCCATCGTGTCCGATGTCAGTGTTGATCGGGATGCAGTGTATTTTGTGTGGAGATCGGCGGGTCAGCAGGTGGGTCTGCGCCAAGTAGATGGCCAAATCACCATAGTTGCGACTGAACCCACCGATTATGAATACTGTGCGCATTTGCCTTCCATGATCATGGCTGCGAATTGCAGATCAGCGAGAGTGTTCACATCAATGGCCCGATCAGCAGGCATGTAGTAGGGACGTGAGTTGGCGACGTGGTATGTCCTCTGACGCACCAACGTGGACGTGTGGGCCAAAAAGATTGCCCCACACACCGCGTGCAGTTCCCCAACATCCTGCCTCTGCTGATTCAACGTCGCTGGGGACGGGTCCACCACCGGGATCAAGCGCCCACCACGGATACCACGCAAGCTGTGCATGGGCTTGCTGTCGGTAACCCCCACCACCGACCCACCACCGACCAGCATGTTGCCTGCGTTATCGATGTCCGCAGACGTCCTACACGGGCTTGTAGGCAGCAACATGTGAATGGCTGTGTCATCGGCCAGTGATAGGGCACTGATCGCGTGTATGACGACCTGTAAGGCGTGCACAGTGGGTTTGGCAAGCATCTTTGGGCGATGTAGCACCGTGATGTCGTATTCCCTAGCCAGCGCCCCAACATCGTCACTGTCTGTACTTACAATGATCTCGTCGATGGCGGTAGCCGATATCGCCGCCTCAATCGTCCATGCAAGCAACGGCTTGCCGCACAGCATGGTCAGATTCTTGCGCGGGATGCCAGACGACGACCCTTTGGCTGGAATGATGGCTACAGTGCGCATCAAGATGGCACCCGACACCAACACCCCAAAGTGTCGGTGCAGTGCTGGGCACGCAACACCGCCTCGTAGGCCCGGTTATCAACAACCCGATCCTCCGCCGCACGCGTGACGTGTCCGCCACCACGCCCCTCTGTCATCCACTGCAGTGTGTTCACCAGTGGATACCGTTGGATGCCAGTGATCGTGATGTCCACGAACCCAGCACGGGCGACAACGGTACGCAGACTGTCCTTGGTGTGAAGCACCAAATGCTCAGACCAGAAAGTGAAATCCATGAACGCCTTGCACTTGTGCAGCGTGATCAGTGCGTCCCGTGCGTGTGGCACCTCCACATACATCCACCCACCGGGGCACATCTTTGATTTGATGTTGAACAGCGTCCCCAATGGGTCGGGCAGATGCTCCAGTACATGGATGGCCGTGACCAAGTCCATCGAGCTGTCATCAACAGCTGCCAATGACCGTACAATTCCGGGGTACGTGTAACGCCGCTGCGCCTCCACCCCAACAGCATGCACCACGTCAGCGCGCAGCGTGTAGATCAGTCCACCATCGCCGGAACCAAAATCCATCCAGCGCCGTCCACGGATCACTGGGCGCAGCATGAGCGCAAGACGCGACACCTTCATCGACTGCGTAGCCGCTGTGGGCAGATCGTCTAAATCAGTGGGTGCGGCTTTGGCCGCGTAGTATGCATCGTTGATGTGCTCTGACGTAGACAGGAAAAGTATCTCGGAATCTGCGCAGCGGAGCACATCGATGTCTTCACGATCACGGACGTGCTTGTGGAATACAGACACCGAATCCAAGTTGATGGTGCCGTCATCGATCAGATGCTGCACTGCTGTGTTCTTGTGTGGTGGTGTGGGCACGTCTAGCCCCTGTCCCATATAAAGTTCGGGTCCAAGATCGCGTCACACACCTCGCGCACCGCGCCATGACCACCACGACGAATGGTCACGTTTTTGGTAGCGCGACGCAGGTCGTTGTGGGCATCGGCCACAGCAACGGCGTTGATCCCCTCTATTTGGAAACAGGGGAGGTCGTTCAAGTCGTTGCCGACATATACGACAGACTGTGGATCTATCCGATGATCCATCATCCACTGCTCAAGCACCGCACGTTTGTCCGCGATCCCGTACATATGCGCCACCTTCAACTTAGTACATCGTGCGCGCACGACCGGTGCCGCCTCAGTCGACAGCACTATCACGCCGACCCCAGCATCTTTGAGAAGGCTCAGGCCATAACTATCACTTCTATTGCACCTGACCCATTCCTCCCCGTCTGGTCCACACCAAACTGTGTTGTCGGTCAGCACCCCATCGAAGTCCAGCACCAGCACACGCTTTTGCATAGGTCAGAAATCCTTTGATCGTCGAAGTTTATCGGCCACAAGTTGTTCACCGTCAGTCACCACGATGTCGCCCGACCCACGGGCCTTTTCCCATGTCCTGACATCCCGTACCACACGATCAAACGCCAGTGGCTCCAACGACGCTGCCTGATCCGATCCATACATCGCACGGCTTTTGGTGACGTGGCGCTCGATCACCTCTGCCCCCAACACAACCGCCATCAGCGTGGTAGACACCCCAACCTCGTGCCCGCTGTAGCCAATGGTGACCCCCGGCAGCGCCCGCTGCAAGGTGGTGATGGCGTTCAAGTTCAAGTCCTCGATTGGACACGGATATGTGCTGACGCAGTGCATCACGCAATCGATTGTGCCGCCTGTGGCAGTGATGTAGTCAACGATGCGCACGATGGATGGGAGGTCCAGCATTCCGGTAGAAAGCTGGAGGGGGATTTCGGTACTGGTCGCTGCGTCCAGCACGTCGCGGTCAGCCGCGCACGCACTTGGGATCTTGATGTACGGGGGATTGAACTCTGCAAGAAACTCGACTGATCTCGTGTCCCACACCGACGCCGTCCACGCGATGTGGTTGGCCTTGGCCACATGGTCTACCTGCTCGTACTCATCCCTGCTGAATTCCAGTCCGTATTTCTGCTGCCCGTTGGTGGTCCCAAACGGTGACACCCGTGGGGCACGCAACTGCTCCCGCGTGTACACCATGTTTATGGTGCGTTTCTGGAACTTGACCACGTCAAACCCAGCGACAGCGCACCGGGCGATTAACCACGCGGCAGTATCGATGTCCCCGTTGTGATTGATGCCGATGTCGGCAACACAGCAGATGCGTTTGGGTGTACGGCGCACAGGTTCCTCCTTTTGCCCCGACAACTGGCAATTACATAGGATCTATATGTCGATCCGCTGCCAACGCTTCAACAGGCTCGTCGCGACCGGTGGGATCCCTACCTGATCCAGTCCAAACGCCTTTGTTTCCGCAGCAGCCCCAACTGCCTGCTTGACCACGTTTGGATTCTCCTTGCGCTCCCGCCACCACGCTTTGACGATGGCGATACACGCCTGCTCCACATCCCCCGGCAATGTGGGGTTGCCCGCCGTCGATCCGGGCGTGATGTACCCAGCCACATACGTGACCGACCAATCACGGCGACCGTGCCCAGTGCGGTACCCCTCGATGTTCTGGCCAAGTAGTCCCGTATCGGTCCACCCCTGCTCCCGCCACAAGATCCCCGCGTTGGCGTTGTCGATATCGTAACTGGTTGACGATATGGTCGATCCGTCGCGTGTAATGGCAGTGATCGACACTACTGGGGCGCGAGACAGCACGAGATAGGGGCGGCCAGACGCTGCCAACGTTTCCACCACAGTTTCCCGTGGAAAGCGTCGCCCTGTCCACCGCTCGATGTAGTCCGACGCGCGCTGAATCATCCCGGTCATCACGGCATCGCCTGTGCTGCTGGTGATGCCCAGTTCAGCCTTGACTGTGCCGACCAAGGTGAGCTCTGGATTTGTGGCCGCTGAGGATACAGTCAGTGACATTGTTCTACCCCCCTTTATCGGTGCTGCCACACACGGATCAGCAACGTCCGTGTGTCACCACGGCTACTCACATTGGTCGTGATGGTATTCACCACCTTGTACAGCACACCGTGGGTTCCGCCAGACAACTTCACCGTCGCCGTCGTCGCCGTCTCCGACTCACTGTCAATGGTCATCCCGGTAGGTGATACAGTCCATGTCGACGTGACGATCGTCTCACCCGTGTCCAGGTACCCATCATCCCAGTTGTACGTGTAGTCCAACGATGCAGTCGGGGCTTTAAGTTTCATGTCAAATCCACCTAGCTCACACCCAACAGTCTATCATTGGCACCGCCACCGACACTTGTCCCACTGCCACCACCAATAGAGATTATCCGACCGGTGCCACCAATGTTGATCGTGCGCGACGACGGGGCCGGTACCGGTACAGACAAGTCCAGCCCAAAGTACAGGCCCAGCAGCATCGCACGATCATGGGCAGTGATCGATCCATCTGGCACGGGGAACATCGGCACCATTCCGGGCAGATCGAATCCGATCATGCTGTACCGCTTGTTGGCAGTGTCCAGAGCCATCGTCAGCTCCACTCACCCCGTGTTGCCGTGGTTCCATCATCAGTGGTGGTCGACTGCGCGACATTCGCCGCATCCGCATCGTTCCGCAGCGACTTCGTAGTACCCGTCTGCGTGATCTTGTTGCGGGACATCGCGCCGACCCACCCAACGATGTTCCGCAGCGTGGCACCGGCCCATGTAAACACCCCAGCCGGCTCTGTGATCGGCTCATCCAAGATGGCATCGATTCCGGCAGAGCTCAAGCTGTAACCAGTCTTGTCGGACACTGTGCCCGCAGTCACTGCGTTGGTCACGGTCGTCACAGTGGCGACCGTCTGCGCCGGGGCAATGACGACGCCACTGGTACCGGTGTCGGTCAGGATTGCCGCTGTGTCGGACACGATCGATGCGAGCTGGGTGCTGTTGGCATCCATTTCCGTCCGCACGTTCGCCGCTGTATGGGTAGAAAAGCCCGTCGCGGTCAAGCACTGCGGAAGCGAATCTGTGTCCTTCACAAACCCGGTGCCCTTGATGTCAGTCAAATGGGTGGTGATGGTGGACTGATTGGCACTCGTGGCCGCGCTGGCGTGCAGGTTGGTCACACCGGTCACGACACTCACCGCGCCGCCAGCAGTAGTAACTCGCCCCGTTGGAAACGATGTCAGTGGCCGCAGCCGCTGTCTTGGCGGCATCGTATGCCGCCGTCAACGTCATCGCGTCGCCTGCGGTGGCAAACCCTGTTGCAGTCACCCAGTTGCCCTGATTGCCCTGCAAATTGCCGGTGTCCGCAAGCACATCCTTGAGCTGCACTGCGGCACTGTCTGCGGTGACATGTGCAGTCAGGGTCTCATCCCACACTGCGTCAGCAACGGATGCCGCAGTCGGCGCAGCCGCCACCATGTCTGTGTTCGTGGTCGTGGTAGCAACCAAGGTAACATTGTCGACGGCACCAGAGGTGGTGTTGATCGCACCCCCCGAAACTATGGCTGTGGCGGCGATGTCGTTCAACGCATCCAACGTTGTCTTGGTTCCGCTGATCGAGTAGCCAGCCTTGTCGTTGTTCGTGCCAACTGTGACCAACCCAGTGCTTGCCGTGATTGCCATGTCGCCGAAGTTCGACGGGAAAGTGACGCCAGCCAGTGACGTGTGGTCCATCATCTGGATCTGACTGTCCGCAGCTTGGATCTCGTACACCGTAGTGGCATCCGGTGTCACCACCAACGCCGGGGACACAGTACAGGTCTTGGTGGTGCCGTTGTATGCCGTGACGATGCGCGACTGTCCAGCGCCGGTACCACTGACAAGCAGCACCCGCGACCCCTTGTACAGATCCGTCGTGACCGCCTCCCCAGCAGCAAGCTGGACGGTGCTCGACGTGCCGCCTTGGGCAGTGCCAGTAGCAAGCGGCGACAGCCCCGTGCCCGCACTCCCCGTGGTCCACGCTGCGTCGCCACGGTCCCTGATCGCCTCAAGGCTATCAGTGGCACCAGAGAATGTCCCACCCTTGATGTCGGTCAAGTGTGTGGTCATGGTGGACTGACTGGCGGCAGTTGCATCGCCCCAGTCCGCCCTTTCCATTTCAACGCACTTGCAGCAATCGATGCCGCGTCGATAGTGCCAGCACCCATCGAGGACACCGAAACGGACCCAGTCAAGGTGCGGGTGCCTGCTGTCCACACATCGGCGGCTGCATGGGTGCTGAATCCTGTTGCAGTCACCCAGTTCGCCCTGATTGCCCTGCAAATTGCTGGTATCGGCCAGTGTGTCGGTCAGTGCCTTACCCGCCGACCCTGCAACCGCGTGGCCAGAGGTCGCTTCATCCCAAACAGCGTCGGCAACCTCCAACGCTGTCGGAGCTGCGCCACCGCCACCCGTTATCCACGCCGAATCACCCTGATCCCTGATCGCCTCGTAGGAATCCGTCGTAGCGTCGAATGTGCCCGAGCCTGCGCCGGATGCGCGCATCTCAGTCTGTGCTGTCGTGTCTGGTGTTTGCTTGCCGGCCATCGATCCAAGCCATTCGGCAAGGGATGTGATGCCCGAGAACAGCGTGGCGGTGATGCGCGTTACAAGGTTTCCGGTATCGGTCTTGACTGCCGCAACGTCTGCGCTGACGCTCGCCCCTGCCGGCGCGCCGATCCGTGCGTAGCTGTCGCCAGTCTGCGCGGTATGCCCGGTGAGCGTCGATACTGTCGGGATCACCGCGCCGGCATGCGTCGCCGCCTTGAGCGTCACCGTTCCCGCCGTTGCGGTGATATCGAGGTCGCCGAAGTTCGTCGGGAACGTGACGCCAGAAATGGAGCCAACGGAGCCGGTGACGCTACCGACTGCGCCAGTGACGCTGCCCACCGAACCCGTAACCGAACCGACCGCGCCAGTCACCGACCCGACTGCGCCCGAGACACTGGCGACCGTCTGGTCGGTCTTGATGTTCGTCCCTGACAAGTTCACCGCCGTGGTCGGGTTCGCCACCTGTGACCAATCGACCCCAGCATGCCCAGCAGTAGCTGACGCCGATGTGACGATGGTTTGCGACGCGGGGATGCACCCCGTCTTATACGCAACCACCAAGAAACTGGTGTAATTGGTTTCGGCCTGTGTCGGGGTGTACTCGACAATTCCGTTGTCGTAAAACGTCGTGCCGCCGCCAGCCGCACTTGCCCCGCCCTGCGGATGCACAGCGATGGAGACCCCAGCAGTCTGCACAGCTCCATCCGAAATCTGGACTACCGCGCCGACCGCGATCCGTTCTGGCGATGCTGCGTTGCGTGGATACATCTAATGCACTCCTACACCAATCATACCAGATCGAATCCGCGCCCACGCGGCTGCGAATCCACCGCCCGGCGCAGCAGCCGCCGGCAGGAAGAACGTGCGCTTGCGCTGCCAGTAGAGATCCCATCGGGATTGCGGAGCGTGCAGCTTCCACGCATCCTCATTTGTGAGTTCCCTGTTCCATACCCCTAACCATGTAAGAGCGCCATCGAAGTCAAACGAATAGTTCGTATACCCATCGAAAATCTGAGAAAGGTAGAAAACCTTAGTGCTGCTTACATGCGAAGTCCCAAGCGAAACTCCGTCCTTGTATGCGTAAACATCCGACCCACCGGAGCCGTCAGGGACATAAGACATGACGTAATCGTGAAAGCCGTCATTAAACGTTGGGTCGGAGGTGAAAACGAAGTCATAATTGTTGCGCCGCCACGTTAGCTGCGACCCCTCAAACATCCAAATAAAGCTTGTAGTTACGGACCTTTTCCCGCAGAACATGCCGTGGACTGCTGATGAACCGGATCGTCTATACGCCCGCCACGCCACAGAACTAGCATCAGATGCAGCAAGCGTGAGTGGTGTAGCCAGCGTAAGGTGTTTAGTCTGAGCAGTCTTTGACGGCGCAAGCGTGCCCGTGTCCGGGTCTGCTGTTCGCCCGAACGCCGATCCAGCACCCTCAACCGTTAACGGGTCGCCCACCACGAGGTCACGCGATCCCGCTGGAGGCATCGACCACAGCGGATACAGCCGAGCTATATCACGCGCCTGCGGGCTGGAACGGTCGAGCACAAGCGGCCCATGCGGCGCACGATTGCCAATGGCGCGGGTGCGAGAGGTGTGAATTATGGGTGTAGCTACAGGCGTGGTAGCAGGAAGTGAATAAGTACGGCCAACCTGCTGCTCCATGCTCCACCGACGCTGCGGTGAGTACAAGGCGGCTAGTTCACCATCAGAGAGCCAGCGATTCCATATCATCATCCTCAGCATCTGCCATGCCTCACCACCACTAAAGTCCGTGGGGTGCCCGAGATAGAACTGTTGCGTGAGGGTCAGCGCGTTCGTCGTCGTCGTCGATGATGCGACCACGCGCCCGTCGATGATCAGGTCTAGTCCAGCGGCGATGTCGTATCGGAACCCGACGAGCTGCATCCGCTGGAGTTCGGCATCCGAGGTCAGTTTGTGAGTTGCGGTCATCGTGCCACCGAAATGGCCGCGAAGCTGCGCTCGCCAGTAAGTAGTAGATCCCGAGTACGATACGTAAGCAAGGTCAAAAAGATTGCCTGATGCTGTGGGTTTGTAGAAAACGTACTTGGCATCCGACGTGTTGGCGTATGACCATTGATAAGGATCAACCCACACCAACACCGTACCAACATTCGCGTCGATACCACGGGAC